ATGAGCACCGATCTGACCCTGTTCACCCACCCGGTCTTCGGCAACCTGCGCACCATCGTCGACGGCGAGACCA